AAATGAATCAAGCTGTGCATCAGAATACAAGGAAACCGAGACACCAAGAATTGACCTCAGCTGTGAGGCTGTGACTATTGCTGGCATCTCGGTTCCTTTCGTATCGTTAGCGTTCGGGAGCGACCGCTACCGATGATTGATTTTTATATGGCTCAGGTCTGGTTCCAGCAAGCACCAAATGGAATCTTTGGAGCAATTGCTGCATAGCCGTAGTAGAGAATGTCAATGGTTCCATCGCTCTGAATTGCTGTGCGCAATGTAAAGCGTGGTGACTCATACCATGTCCAAGCATCTGGATTAACAACAACCATTGAAAAATCTCCGGTTGATGTTGTTGGGCCTGCATTGCCAATTGAGCGAGAAACAAAAAGGTTTAGACCCGGTGAAACTACACCGCGCAATGAATCGCCTCTCACATTACCTGCTGCATTTGATGGTTGCGCTGCGTTGTATAGCGGTGCGCCATTATCGTTATAGCCCATAATGTTCGTCCATTGTCCCGGACTCACAACGATGTTACGAGCAAATCCAAGTGATGATGAATAAACAGCACCAGCAGCTTGAGACGTGTAAGCCAAGAATCCTGTTGATGAGTTTGCATTTACACCAGTTTGCTGACCTGCACCAGCAATTGTGCCAACGGCAAATTCATCAGTCACTTTTGCATAAGCAAATTCAAGATTCTGCAAAAGAGCTGTTAGATATTCTGGTCGGCTGCGATCGATGAGCTCTACTGTGGAAATCGCACGGCCTTTGAAGGATTGTACGGGTACGCTCAAAAATGTTGCTGATAGTGATGATTCTGTAACAGCTGCATTTTCTGCAACATTTGCCACAGTAGGCACGGCAGTTACGCGAGGAATTTCAAATGTCATTCCTTCGCCAACCAAGGTTTCACGGCTTAGCGCATCAATCATTCCGCGATCAGCGTTAGCCAATGCATTAACAACCTGTGTGCTTTGTGGTGTTGGCACCATTCCCGGTGCTGTTCCTGTTGTGTTATCTGCTGCCTTTACATATTGGCGTGAATCCTCATCATGAAGGATTGTTGCCTTTAGATAGTGCTCAAGGTATGAAACCTTTGACACAATTGGTGATCGTGGAGCTGTGTAATAGGCAGGTCGTGATGCCTGTACAGCCTCAGCTGGAGCCTCTACCGGTTCAACGGCAGGAGCGGTGTTTTCGGTAGTGTTATCCACTTTGTCTCCTTCATTTGGGTTTGTTGTCTCTGTAACTTTTTCAGTTTCAGAATCTTCTGATGCTGCTACCTCAGAAACGCGTGCGGATCGCACGGCCGGTTCAGTAACAAGTGCCACGCCTTTAAGTTGGCCATTCAAAACTTTCATAGTGCCATCCTTTTGCATTTCATAATTATCAACGGCCAATTCAATGCTGAAACCATCGCGTAAGCCATCCATTGCCTCAACGAGTGCATCGGTGCCGGCTGTGGTGTTAGCAATCTTGAAAGTCGCTGTCATTTCTTTATCATTTACACTCATGGCAATGCTTTTGCCAATTCTGCGGGTGTTGTCATGCTCAAGGTTTAAAAAAACATCTTGAGGCAGAATTGATCCACGGGCAAAAGTGACTTTGCCTGTGCTTGCATTTGCTTGCTCGTTGAATGCAACTATGCGACCGGTGATTGTTCTTGAATCGGAATCAGCTGCTGTGATTTCCATCGGTGTTGTTAGCTTCATGAGATCATGTCCTCCATTTGTCTAATTTCATCGGTAGTGATTGCTCCGATGTCGAACAAAATCTTGTAAATCTCTGCACGCTCTTTTTCTGATCCGCGGAGATATGCTTTCAAATCAAATTCCACGCGCTGTGTTGATGGCGTAAAATCTGGCATTGATAAACGGCTAGAAATCGAGTTCATCAATGGAAGCAGCGAGAAATCTAAAAGAGTTTGACGCGCCGTGCTGGCGTTTGCATAGGTCATGGATGATCCAGTCGGCGCATCAATAAAGTAAGCCGGAATGCCAACGGCACGGGCCAATTCTGTTGCAATGATTTCACGAGCTGCATTGAGGCCAATTTGCTCTGGTGAAAATCCAACTGTTTCCATTGAAATGTCAGCATTGAGAAAAGCGGTGCCACGATTTCTGCGAGCTGTACCCCAAGCATCTAAAAGTTTTGCAATGCGGTCAGCCGGCAATGCTGTGCCATTTGATTTTAAAACCATTGATGGCACTGGTTCGCGTGCATACATTGCAGCAGCTCTTTCAAGCTCTGCACCGGCACGGATTGTTCGACCAGCGCGATTTAATAAACCTTCATCATTGCCATAAAACACAACAAGCGATCCAAGGCCTGTGTATGGCACCTGCATTCCATCTACTGTGTAATACTCAATTTGCGTGCCTTTATCGTTCAAGAAAACACCCACGCGATTGGGAGCAACCCGCCACATCTCGCGCACTCTGCCGGTGTCAGCAAATTCAGACATAATCTGGAAATAACTAAAACCCGTTAAAAGTAAATCTTCGGCAGCCCAACACCATGATGCAGCTCCGGGCACTCGCTTATCTGGATCATTAATAACAACAGGTTGGTCAATTACTTGGCCTGTTGTTTTATCGCGGGTAATCATTGGAATGGTCGCAATTGAATTGCAAATCATATTTCGTGCGCGAGCAATTGCTGGCACACTCATAGCTTCTTCACGGCTTGCAAGATAATCAGCTCCACCAAATGGATAAAAGGCATCTAGCGTTGGAGCCGGCCCAATTGATGCAGCTATATCAGCACCACGCGATGGCGCGACAGCTTGCACATTGCTTTTGCGGTCAAATAATCCCATGGGCCAATTTTCTCAAAATGTCAAGCATCAACCCACTAAAACATCAATTTCCGTTTCTGGGCGTGTCGCAAAGTGTGTGCAGAGTGCTGCTGCTACGGCAGCGCAAACGGCCGTTTGACTCGCACGCCTTCCAATGACCCAACCCCCATCGCCTCTACGCAATTGCACAGCTGAAAGCATTTGCTCTGTAAGTGAGCTTTGATTTCGGTGCTTCAAACGCCCAGAATTGATTGCACCCAATAATTCATCGCAAGCTTGAGGATAATCGGCATCCATGTCATGAATTGGAATACCGGCCGGCTGCATACGCGATGCAACCGCACCTGATGTGCGCCTTGAATAAAGCAAATACTCAATGGGATATTTTCGGCAATAACTAGCTGCATCATTGGCAATTGCCCGATCATCTAGCTGAATGGTGTTTTCCCATGTATGCAAGAGCTTGATGATAAAGCTCTCCGATTCAAGCTTTTGGGCAGCCACTAATGCACAATGTTTTCTGTCCGGTGAAATATCAATGGCCATCCATGTGAGTTTGTCCTCATCAAGATCAATGGCTTCATCTCCACACTCTTGCCACTCCTTGGCACCAATAACGCTGGAAATAGTTTGAACCCAACGATTCAAAACCTCAGTTTGTACGACATCGGGAGGATCATTGAAAACCGAGCGGATATTGTCGGGGTGGATTGTTATGTTGAGGCCGGGATTGGCGAATGCCGCGTTTTCCAAGCTAATTTCATCAGTAGGTGCCGACCATTCAAAATAGCCCACATCATCAGCTGCACCACTAGCTGCTGCCAATCCGCGCTCGCGTAATTGGTTGAGCACAATTGAGTGAGAATCACCGGCCGTGGAAAAACAGCTAATTTGCGGATTCTTGGCAGCCATCAATGTGTATCTCAAGCTGGCAAAAGTTTCCATATCGTGCAGCTCTCGGATTTCATCCATATGCACGCTTTCCGGTTTTGATAAACCTCTAGCTGCTGATCCACCAGCTTTGATAACAAACCGCGATCCTTCTTTGGTTTCAATCTCCTCGGCTCCATGTTGCCACCTAATCCGCTTTACGCGTTTAGCCAAATCATCATTGCTTTCCACAATTTGCACAATTGCTCGAAATTGCTCTAGCGATGTCACCAGCCGGTGAGCTGTGGAAACCTGCAACGATTCATTCCAATGGAAAAGCCCCATCAAGATTCTGGCCATCATGTAAGTGCTCTTGCCATTTTGGCGTGCGACTGTGGCCACCGAAATTGGATGGTGGTATCGCCCATCCGGCTTTACTTTAAGCGAATGCTCGGCCAGCCATTTTTGCCATGGCATGAACCCGCCTTCAATAATCTGGTCAGCAAAATCAATCAATTCAAAGCCACGCGATGGCAAATCATTGAGCGGTGAGTGGATTCGTGGAGCTGTTACCGGCGAAAAAACCGATTCCAGCCTATCTGAGACTGTTTCAGCCGTAAGGCCACCAATGATGACCTGTTCATCCTTAATCATGACTTAATGACTTGTTTTGGGGTACAAACAGGCCATGGAGAGTCGGGGGTGTCTTGTCCGTTTCAAAAAAACGGCCTCCTTTGACTAAATTGCAGTTTTGGCACAATTGCCTCAGATTCCAGATTTCATCTCCTCCACCAAGCCTCTTAGGTATCACATGATCAATGTGCATTGGGCCTTCTGTTTGCCCACATGTTTGACAGCTTCCATCTCGCTTCAACACTAGCTCTCTTAGCTTACGCCAACGGCTGGTGCTGCCACCTTTCCAGTTGCTTGACATCAATGCCACCCATGTTTCTTCCAATGAGCTAATGCCCCATTGCATATCTTGCCTTGATACCTGTGATCTATGTATCGCAATGTCCAATCAATCATTCGGAATCCATCAAGGTTTCGATACTTTGTATTTCGCATTTGACCTAATCCAAAGTGATTGCCATTGGGATTGATAGCTTCTACTCTCCAATTGCTTTCCTTAGTTATCAATATGTTAAAGCATTGAAACTCTTTGTAGTTAATGATTCGTGAATGTGCGTAGAGCTTCAATGAATCTATTGATGTGCTTTGTTTAAGAGCTTCTGTTGCATTAGCCGGTGTAATGCCAATTACACATAGCACGGCCCAAACCATCAAACATCGGCTGCGAGCTATCCGGCTCACCGGCTCGCTACCTCGTGTAGATGGTAATGATGCTGTCAAGCAGCGAGCGTAATCTTGAGCGAGTCCCACAGGTTTCGCACACCTGTGCATAACTCCTGTGGATAACTTATTCATTGGCTCAACTCAGCAATTCGGGCATCATCCACAATCTTGATGCCAAATGTGCCACATCCCATGCATTGAGCAAACCACTCATGCTCTGTTAACTCAGCACCTTTCTTCAAACCAAAGCGTTGCTTAGGCTTTCCATAAAGCTTCTTACAAATCGCGCAATCAAACAACAGGATGTGCATAGTTACTCCTCACCAATGTTTCAATAGGTTGCAAATTGATTTGTGGCACAGTCCAATTGTTTTGGCTTGTGTTTTTATATCGTGGCTTTTTGGCTATTGCAACAGGTATCCAGCCGATGATGTGCATCTTTGGTGAATGTCCTGTGACTAACACAGCTATGTCACGATCATGCCGGTCGCTTTCTTGTATCCACAAATTGCTGTTGGGATTGGCTGACCATTTGACTTCAATGTGTTCGCCCACATCAGCCTTTGATTTATCCCATGTAATGCCAGGTTGATAGTCATAACCCAATCGCTTGGCCACAACCATCTCAGCCAGCATTGATTCGCCCATTTGTGCCACATACTCAAACCATGAAAGGTTTTTGACTATGCGTGAGCTGTGGTCGGCTGACCTGTCATGGCAATG